AGCAGTGATACTGGGCTGGGTACACGAGCATGGCAAAAGTGCTCCGCACCTGCAACTGAGACAACAAATACTAGATGGCCAGCGAGGCCACAATGGCCGCACTGTGATTGCTGACAGCAATCTTTTCCTGTACAAAGACAAAACCAATCCTGGTTACTGGTTGCGCTACAGTTTTGATGGTGTGTTCCCAAACACTGGCAATTACTGTGATACTGCACCCGACCCAGGTCGTTGGCTGGCTGTACAACAAAATCTCAACATAAATCTGCGACCTTGGCGCACACAAGGCAACCACATCCTATTGTGTTTGCAACGCGACGGTGGATGGAGCATGGGCGGATTTGAAGTAATAGACTGGGCCATGCACACCATAATGCAATTACGTCGATATACCAAAAGACCCATACGCATACGTGCGCACCCTGGCGACAAACGAGCCAAGAAGTATTGCGACCGATTGATGAAGCTGTGTATCGGCCGCAGACTACTCAATGTTGAACTCAGCGCACCCGACACCTCGCTGGAACAAGATTTGAAAAATTGCTGGGCCGTGGTCAATCACAATTCAAGTCCTGCTGTGGGTGCGGCCATAGAAGGCATCCCTGTTTTTGTAACAGACCCGGAACGTAGTCAAGCTCGAGAAATAGCAGAAACCAGACTTGACAAAATTGAAACTCCGTTCATGCCCGATCGATCTGCATGGGCACAACGAATCAGTCAATTTCACTGGAGCCATCATGAACTTAGAGATGGTACAGCATGGGCACATATGAGAAAGTTTGTAGAAAAATGATAGAAATTATAACCAGTTTTGATAAACGTTACTACGATCTTATTGGCAAAGATTGTGTATCTAGCTTTTTGGAATTATGGGATCCGCAATTCACCTTTACCTGTTATACCGAAGGTTTTCAATTGGATCCACATGAGAGAATCAAACAAATTGACTTTGATCACAAAGTTGACCCGGCGTATACACGATTGCAAGCAGATACCGAGTACGGTGTGCAGGTTAAAAAATTCAGTAAAAAAGCATTTAGCTTTATACATGCTATGTATCACAGCACTGCAGATTGGATCTTGTGGCTAGATGCTGATGTTGTTACAATAAAGTCGCCTCCAGCCCATGTAATATTGGACTGCATGCGATCAGAAGATCTTGCCATGTACATGGGAGTAACCTATACTCAAGATAAGTCAGGCAATCCTGGATCATGGTTGGTGCCCGAAACAGGTGTGTTTGCCGTAAACACCCAGCACGAAAAGTTTAATGCGTTTAGAAACGAGTATCGTAGACGCTATGTTGAACGTGATCATGCGGACCTGCGCAGATTCTACGACAATGATGTGTTTGGTGCCGCAATCAATCTTGCTGACGCACCAGTGTATGATTTGTGTGAAGGATTTGCCAAGCCTTACAAAACACCCTTGCCACACACAGTACTAGGTGAGTATCTTATACACTACAAGGCCAAGCACAGCAAGGCTGAATATCAAGCAGACCAATAACCTTCTGTGCGTGGTTGTATAAGATCCTTGGCCATGCTACGACCAGTTTCTTTGCGCTTGCCTTTGAGGTGGTCAAGGTAAGCACCCCAAGCAGTGTTGATTAGCGGGTGTCCTTCTCCTTTGATCAATCCTGCACTCCAGTTTAGTTGACGCCATTTAGGGTGCGTGGCTTGCACTTCGTTACGAGTTTCATCAAACACCCAGCAGTCGTTCCACTCAGCCATGGTCATAAGACGTCCTGAATCATAGGCCAATTGAAACTCTTTGAGCCACGCTAGTGTAACAGTATCCCGTAGGTTCATACCGTACAGGCCGCATTCACTAAACTTGCGTTCACGACCTAGGTATGCCAGGCCAATCTTGGGCGGCATTTGACTGGTAATAAATTCTTCAGTAATAGGTGTGTGGCACACCATGTCTGCATCCATCCAAAATAGTACATCAGCGTCACAATTGGCCGCAGAGTGAAACACTGAATATGCTTTGTGACTGAATCTAATAGCGTCCCAACGAAAACCCATGCCTGGTGCTTTGCCTTTACGGTCTGCTGGACCAGTTGCTACCAAGCCACGAGCACGTGGATCATTACCCCAACGCTGTTTGAATGCTACAATTTCAGGACTCACAGCATGCAAATCTCTAACATGCAGATTTGGTGCGATTTGCCGTATTGCACAGTCTTCAGTGTAAACGTATAGATCAATTTCTTTGGGCCAGTTTTGCAAGAACGTGTCAATCATGCGACTGGCATAGCGGTCATACCCGCTGGCATTGAATGTTGTGACAACTGCATATTTCATTTGGGTATCCATATTGTGTTTGTTTTGCTTTTGACCAGGGCAGGCTCATAAGGGCCACACAAGTCATTTAACCATTGTTGATGTTGATCTCGCTTGCCATTGTCTTCCAACAGCAACCAAGGTCTGTTGCGACGAATTGTTTCGCGACTGCCTTCTAACACAGCATCTTCAAATCCTTCAACGTCAATCTTGATCCAATCTACACGGTCAAAGTTGTACTGATCCAGTGTAACTAATGTACAGTCAAAATTTTCATATTCAGGATCATCAGAGTATTCTGTTACTTGTTGGCTTTGCCCACATTTCAAAGTTTTCATGCTAAACTTAGCAGTCTGTGGCTGATTGCTTATGCCTAAGCAGTGGAGTTCAACATTGTTGTAGTTTTCTAAATTTTTCTCCAGCACTTCAAAATTCTTAGGAACAGGCTCAAAGCATATCACACGTTCAAACAGTTCTGCTGAAGGTTTGGCAAAGATCCCAATGTTGGCACCGATGTCGATCATGGTACGCTTGCGAGGTATGTTCTGATAAACGTAATATCGATATCGTTGTTGGTAATGTACGTCCACAACGTCTTGCAAGCGTTCACTGAAGAAACCATTGAGCGGTTCGGACGAATACCAGTGTGAGTTTATTTTGTGCATATATAACTATTTAATCACAATGAAGATCAGTCTGTTTAATAATTTTGGTGCCAAAAACTCAGTGCCAGTTTTTCAAGCTATTGCTCAGGGACTGGTTGCCCAAGGACACACGGTGGTTTATCACGACCTTACAGCGGATGTGGCTGTGATATGGAGTATGCTGTGGACAGGGCGTATGCGTCCCAATCAAGAAGTTTACGAAGCATTTAGGCGTCAGGGCAAGCCAGTAATTGTTGCCGAAGTTGGCATGATACAGAGAGGACAAACTTGGAAGATCGGCGTTAACGGTACTGGTGTTGGCAGTTATAACTTCAATAATCTCGTTGCCAATCGTGCGGCTACCCTTGGTCTTGGCCTTAAGCCTTGGCGTTCTGGCGCAAACATTGTGATAGCCATGCAACGACATGACAGTCAGCAATGGGCAGGATTGCCTGGCATAAATGCATGGTTAGCCAAGGTTGTAAAAGAAATCAAACAACACAGCAATCGCCCCATTGTAATTCGTCCTCATCCCCGAGGAACTTGTCCAATGCCACAAGGGTGTTTGATCGACAAACCTAAATTTACATTTGGCAGCTACGATGACTTTGATTTTGATCGAGTGTTAAATAGTGCTCACTGTGTGCTAAATTGGAACTCGGGGCCGGGTCCGCAAGCATTGATGGCAGGTGTGCCAGTGTTCGTTGGTCCAGACAGTTTAGCCAGTACCGTCGCCAACTGGGACTTATCACAAATAGAAAATCCTCCACATCCTGATCGCAGTGTATGGCTAGAACAACTGGCGCACACCGAGTGGACTGTGGAGGAAATTAGATCAGGATTGCCGTTTAGACGCTTAGTCTTTTGATATCAGCATCAACCATGTCACGTATCATGGTTTCAAAGTCAGTACGTGGTTTCCACCCCAACTGTTCTCTAGCACGAGCACTATCTCCACGCAAACTGTAAAGTTCTGCTGGACGTTTAAATCGCGGATCACTTTTTACTAGGTGTTTCCATTCGTGAATTCCTGCATGTTCAAATGCCACACGACACAAGTCACCAATAGTGTGTTGTTGTCCAGTAGCAATCACATAGTCGCTGGCTTTTTCTTGCTGTAACATCAACCACATAGCTTCCACAAAGTCACCGGCAAATCCCCAGTCACGAGCACTGTCTAGATTGCCCAAGGTAACATCATTTGCTAGGCCCAATTTAATACGTGCCACTGCATCTGTAATCTTGCGAGTGACAAATTCACGACCACGCAAGGGCGATTCATGATTGAACAAGATACCCGAGCAAGCATACAAACTATAACTTTCACGAAAGTTAATAGTCATCCAATGTGAATACAACTTGCTCACGCCATATGGTGATCGTGGACGGAATGGTGTGGTTTCACCTTGCAGGCCAGGTTCCGTGGCATTGCCAAACATCTCTGATGTGGATGCTTGATAAAATTTTGCATTGGGATTGTGCTGACGAATCGAATTGAGTAAATTCAACGGACCCATGCAGTTTACTTCTGTCGTGAGTTTGTTCAACTCCCAACTAATGCCAACAAAACTTTGAGCCGCAAGATTATAGACTTCTTGTGGTTTGACGCTTTGCATGATGTGATTCATGTTGTTCTCATCAGTGATGTCACCTGTGATAAGTTCAATGTCATTTTCAATCCCTAACCATTTGATGTTGTCAAGATTGGGATTTGAATAACGTTTAACAAGGCCATACACATAGTAGCCTTTTTCAATTAATAATTTAGCTAGGTATGGGCCGTCTTGCCCTGTCATGCCTGTAACAAATGCTGTGGGTTTCATATGATTCTCCAATACAATATGTATCAGTTGAACCTGTGCCTGCGTATTTTTTAGACTTGTATGTCTTCCATGCCGGCTGCACGGAGTCGTACTACATGTCCAGCCATCCATTGCTTGGAATCTAGACCCTTCATGATACCCAACCAACGATTGCGCAAGTATGCAACTTCGTTGATGATGGTTTCGTAATCAATCACTTCGTCCTCACCGTCCACATACTTTTCAGCATCTCGACTGGTCAATGCTCGTGCATATCCTTCTAGATACTTTTGAAAATGTTTGCGTCGAATTTTGCGTAGCTGAATATTGAGGTAATTCAACACAGCTTCAATTTCTTGCAGCTGGTTAAATCTGTGTTCTGTAATGCCTGGCAGAGCTGTGATATTTTTTTCTACAATTCCGCCAATCCTGCAATCACGCTTGGCATCATCAAGCTCTCGCTCGTAGTGCTGCACAAAGTCAGGAATGGCGGACAAGTCCGCTACTACACGGGCATACCACATTTAGTCTTCCCATTCAGATTCGTTGTCGTCATCGTCGATGTCTTCGTCGAT